AAGCTGGACGCGCTGTACAAGCATGCCTTCGGGAAGGCTCCTTCCCCCACTCGCCATAGGGCTGGTGGGGATGTTGAAATTCTTGTGGAGGTGGTGAGATGGATGAGGACACAAAAGCTACTCTGATGAACAATTTCTTCCGGAGCGTGAGCAAAAAGGCACACTCCACCTCCTTGTCGGTGGAGGAGAGGTTGCCTTTTGTCCAGCTTTGGGCCACCATGGAGGTTCTGACGGTGCTGGTGGATATCCGGGACAAGCTCAACGAGGAGCGCTCCTTGCCCCATGAGGATGCTATCACAGAGAACTTGAAGGAATATCTTTTCAGGGATTTTGAATAATGATGGTCCACCTTCGGCTCCGCACCGAGTACAGTTTCCGGAAGGTATTTGGAAAGATTCCGGCTGTCCTGGACGCAGCCGGGGGAGAAGCAGCAGCCATAACGGATGCTGGGACCTGGGGGCACGTGAACTTCTACAAGGCTGCGAAGGATCTCAATATCAAGCCGATTCTTGGGGCTGAGATCGCGGTGGTGGAAGATCCTTCCCTTCGGGAGAAACAGGCCGGACCCACGATGGCGTTTCTGGCCAAGAATTTGGAGGGTCTGAGCGAGCTTTACCAGATGGTCACGCGCGCCAACCAAGATGGATTCTTCTACTATGTGCCGCGGCTTGGGTACGATGATGTGAATGGGGTAAGCAAGAATATCATTGTGCTTTCTGGGGCCTTTCCGAAGATCCAGAAAATTGACCCCTCGCACCCGACCTTCTTTTTAGAGTATACCCCTGTGGCGCCGGTGTGGAACGGTTGGCTCGGGGCAAATTCAGTGGGTTTCCCGTGTGTTGTAACCTGTGACAACTACTACCCGAAGCCCACAGATCGCGCGGCCTACCAAGTACTGGCCGGGAGGGAGAAACGGGACCGCACTGGGTTGATGCATATCGCCAGTGAATGGGAGCTTCGGGATGCTATTCCTGGGCTTCCTGAGGATGCATTCCGGAACACTGTGGCGATTGCGGATCTGGTGGATATTGAGCTTCCTAAGGCCGAAATGGTCCACTATGAAAGGGAAGCAACGCTCCGGGAATTGTGTGAGGTTGGAGCGAAGAAGCGACGGATTGACCTTTCCACCAACGTGGTGTACCGGGAGCGGATGGAGAGGGAGTTGAAGCTGATCGCTGAGAAGGAGTTTGAGGACTATTTCTATGTGATTGGTGATATGATCCGGAGGGCCAAGGAGAGCATGTTTGTGGGGCCTGGGCGAGGATCAAGCGCTGGATCGCTGGTGTGTTATCTCTTGGATATCACAGACGTTGACCCAATCCAGCACGGCCTTATCTTTGAGCGCTTCATCGACGTCACCCGCACAGACCTCCCGGATGTGGATGTGGATTTCCCAGACGATAAGCGGGAAATGGTGATTTCCCAGCTTGCCGACAAGTATGGGGCTGAGCGGGTGGGGAGGATTGGAACGGTCAACCGCTTCAAGCCGAAGTCATGCCTGGGTGACGTGGCCAAGGAATTGAATATTCCCCCATGGGAGATCAAGGAAGTCAAGGATTCCATCCTGGAGCGCTCCGGGGGCGACGCACGAGCCCAGATGTGCGTCTTGGATACGCTGGAATCAATGGACCTGGGGAAGGCGCTGGTCCAGAAGTATCCCGAGATTATGATTGCAGCGGAGTTGGAGGGTCACGCGAGGCACACCGGCATGCATGCGGCAGGGGTGCTGGTGTGCGACGAACCAATCACCACTTACTGCTCCATAGATCGCAGTGGCGCGGCCCAGTTGGACAAGAAAGATGCAGCCAAGATCGACATGCTGAAGATCGATGTGTTGGGGCTGCGCACGCTTTCGGTTCTCTCGGATATTCTAAGCAACGTTGGGAAAAATGTCCAATGGCTGTTAGATTATCCGTTGGAGGATGGGGAGGCTTTTGAAATCTTCAACTCGGAACGGTTTGCTGGGATATTCCAGTTTGAAGGATACGCTCTTCAAGCGCTAACACGCCAAATGAAGGTTCGGGATTTCAACGACATTGTGGCAATCACCTCCCTGGCCAGGCCGGGACCTCTTCACTGTGGAGCGGCTGGGGAGTTTGTGTCGAGGAGAACGGGTGCTGCCCCGGTCACTTATCTCCATCCGAAATGCGTTCCCATGACAGAGGAAACGTACGGCACAGTGATCTATCAGGAACAGGTCATGTCCATTGGGAGGGAGGTTGGTGGGCTGAGCTGGGCGGGTGTGACGGCTCTGCGGAAAGCGATGAGCCAGAGCTTGGGGGATGAGTATTTCGCCCAATGGTGGGAGGAGTTTCGGAAGGGAGCGGTGGACCGGAATGGGATTCCTGAGATGGAGGCGCGGAAGATATGGGACAAGATCTGTACCTTTGGGTCCTGGGCGTTCAACAAATCCCATGCGGTAAGCTACGGGTTGTTGTCGTATTGGTGTGCGGTGCTCAAGGCCCATTACCCGTTGGAATTTTCTGCAGCTTGTCTTCGGAATGCTAAGGACAACGACCAAGCTATCCAGATTCTCCGTGACCTGGTAAAGGAGGGTTTTGAATATGTGCCGATTGACCCAGAAAACTCTGATCTAAACTGGAAAGTGGTCGGCAACAAGCTTGTGGGTGGGTTGACTAATATAAAGGGTGTCGGCCCAGCAAAAGCACGCGACATCATACAACGGCGCGAGGCTGGGAAAGGATTCACCCCAGGACAAATCAAAATCCTTACTTCCCCAGTGACCCCATTTGACGACATCTTTGAGGGGGAGCGAAGGTTTGGGGATGTATATAAGGACCCAGAAAAGTACAATATATTGTCTGGGGTTGTGTCGCGGATTTCTGAGATCCGGGAGGCTGGGGAATATGTATTCATTGGGAAGCTCCAAGTAAAGAACCAACGGGATCTCAATGAGCATGACGCCGTCTCCAAACGTGGTGGGCGACGTATCAACCGGAACAATCTTTTCCTCAATATGACGTTGGAGGATGACACTGGGTCCATAATCGCGCGGATAAACCGTTGGGATTATGCCAAGATTGGCAAACCTATTGTGGAAAAGGCGGCTGTGGGGGATTGGTTTATCTGGAAGGGCACAATGCGCGATGACGGTTGGCAGGTTGTAAATATCAGCCGGGCATTGAGAATCCAAGATGATGAGAGGTTTCCACAATGAACGATCTTATTCATGTGCCTCCATTGTGTGAAGGTCACCTGCGTGATCTCAAAAAGACTGGGGATTGGACAACGGAACAATGCACAGTGATTCAGGTCCTTCTCGGATTGTTACTTTTCCAAGCCTCTGCTGGTAATCACACAGTTTGGAGCAGGTGTGGGAAAATTGACAAGGAGGGCACAATGAGAGACGTTGGGGACCTGTCGCTTGTGCTCGCTGAGATCGGTTGTCTAGGTTGCTTTCTCCCCAATGCTTTTTGGGACGGATTGCAGATTGTGCTAGAGACTGGGAACGCTGGGGTCCGTGCAATTCTGAATGACGAGGAGCTTCTACAACGTTGGGTAGATACTCAAAATGGTCCGTGAAAGCGATCTGTGGCGCCTGATGAAGAAGGAGCTGAGCGGCCCTGGGCGTGATTTCGTTCGGGTGGAGAATCCCATCATGCCCGGAACGCCAGACGTCAACTACAGCATCAACTCTGTTGATGGATGGATTGAGCTGAAGGAGATTGCCTCCCTCCCGGTGCGAGCGAGTTCAGCAGTACGGGTGCCGCACTTCATGCCGCAGCAGCGGCTCTGGATCAGGCGCAGAGGCTCTGCGGGAGGCAGAGTGTTCGTGCTGCTGCGAGCAAGAGCAACAATGACATACTTCCTGCTGCCGTGGACGTCATGGGAGTGGCTCGGCCATGCCCCGGTCAGTGTGCTGAAGGAGGAGGCACTCTGCTGGTGGAGGGGAGGATTCGATGATCTGAGGATGCTAGAAATGTTGGTAGCACCACCATTATCATGATTGGGCGTGTATGTGGGTAAGGACTCATTCGCATACCAATCACATGCAGAAAGTGATTCTAGATGTGTAAAGTGACTTTCCATGATTTGGAGCTTCTTCTTCAGCTTCTTGAGGTAGAAATCCGGAACGTCCATGAGTGGGCGGTGATGCCAGAGGAACAGAGTGCTGGAGCTAGGCTGCGGCTCCGGGAGCTGATTGATACCCGCTCTAGAATAAGGAGTTGCCTGGACGATCTTCGGTCATTAGCTTCCTCCTCTCGGGAGAGTGACGGTGAACCGGGGAAAGGGAGAAATGATGCCGAAGGACATTTACCAGGAAGTAACGGACAGAATCGTGGGAGCGCTGGAGAGAGGTGTGGCCCCGTGGGTTAGGCCATGGAATCAGTCGTCTTTCGGATTCCCGCGCAACGGCTCCACCAAGCGCCCATACTCGGGCATGAACGTGATCCTCTGCCAGCTGACCGCCCTGGAGCGCGGGTACGGGAGCCAAGATTGGTTCACCTACAAACAAGCTGCCGGGGTGGGCGGGAACGTCCGGAAGGGAGAGAAGGGGACGGCGCTGATCTTCTGGAAGCTTCTGGAGGATAAGAAGGACCCTGATCGCAAGATTCCGCTCCTCCGCTCCTTCTACGTTTTCAACCGGGAGCAAATCGATGGGCTTCCTCCCTCCTCCGAGGAAGTAGTGGAGCGGAAGGAAGGCGTGGAGTGGGCTGACGGGATGTTCCGGGACCTGGGAATGGCGCTCGGGCACGGCGGGAATAGTGCGTTCTATTCTCCTCCCTTGGATCGGGTTCAGATGCCCTTCCTCTCGGATTTTACGGACGAAGGCGCGTACCTTTCCACTCTTTTCCACGAGGCAACCCACTGGACGGGTCCGGCCCACCGCTGTGACCGTGATCTCTCCGGGAGATTCGGGAGCGAAAGCTATGCTTTTGAGGAGCTTGTGGCGGAGATTGGCTCTGCGTTCCTCTGTGCGAAATTTGGGGTCCATGGGCGGCTACAGCACCCGGAATATATCGGTTCATGGATCAAGAAGCTGAAAGGCGACAAGAAGTTCATCTTTGCTGCCGCTCGGAAGGCGAAGGAAGCGCTTGACTTCCTCGATGACGAGGAGGAGGAGCTACAAGAGGTTGCGTAGCAAAATCCACCACATTACCTTTCTTTCTCGGCTCCGAGGGGAGCTGGGAGGGAAGGAAACCGAGAAATGGAGAAATGGAGATGAAAGAATTCACGCAGGATCAGAGGAAGGCGCTCCACAAAATTGAGCTCCTCCTCCGGAAGGCTGAGGGGAACGCGAACGAAAATGAGGCGGCTGTGGCTACTCAGCTCGCCCAGGATCTTCTCGCCAAGTACAATCTTTCGATGGAAGCGCTGGGCTCCGAGGATCAGAAGAAGGGAACCCGCGCGGACGTGAATGTGGCGGGTGGGTTCTTCGATTTTGAGCGGGACCTGTGGAGGGGAATTGCGGAGCTGAACTGGTGCTGGTACTTCAGTGATTTCGCTTCCGGAATCCATAAGGGGCACGCGACCACACGCGTCCACCGGGTCATTGGGCGGGAGGTGAATATTTCCTCCACCCGCCTGATGGCGGAATACCTGATGGAGACGGTGACGCGGCTGGCGAAGGAATATAGCATCGAGCGGACGGGTAAGTACCACAACCGCTCCCAGTTAGTCACTTCCTTCCGGAAGGGAGCGATGGAGCGGCTGGTGGGGAAGCTGAACGAGCGCCGGTGGACGATCCTGGCGGAGGAGCGGAAGAAGGCTGAGACGGGAGAGGGGAATGGGACGGCGCTGGTGATGACCCGCCTGTCCCAGAGCGAGTATGAGCGCAACTTTGACTTCCTCTATGGGGAAGGAGCCTACGCAGCGGCCCAGGCTCGGAACGCGAAATGGAAGGAGGAGGAGGAGGCACGGAAGGTGCGGGAGGAGGAGTGGAAGAAGGCCAACCCGGAGGAGGCTGCGCGGATGGAGCGCGAGGCAGAGAAAGCCGCTCAGAAGGAGGAGGAGCGCTGGAGGAAGAAGGATGAGCGCGCGAGGTGGAGCCGGAAAGATCCGGCTGGGGATATGGGCGCGTACCATGCCGGGAAGGATGCTGCTGCTGATATCTCGCTGGACCCCCAGGTGGGTAAGGAATCCGCCAAGCCGAAGGGGAGGTTGGTGAAATGAAGATGCGCGATTTCGATGATTTCGATTGGGAGGGGTGGGCGGGAGCGGAGCGGTGGGAGGATGGCCCACCGCTCATAGCGGATCATGGAGCGACACTGGACGGGGAGGAGGCATGGCTAATCGCTGACCGCAATGGGATTTCGGTGTTCGTGCTCGATGGGGAGGATTTTGACCTCCGGCTGGATCATGGTCGGGGTCTGACGAGGCTGATCTGCGAAGCGCTTCCGAGGGAGATGACGCGGAAGGGGCTGGAAGCGCTGGGGTTTCGATGACCCCAGCCGAGCGGAAGGCGAGGCTGGTGCGGCGGCTTGACCGCGCCAGCGCCCGGATCACTGAAGCTAGGGTGCTGCTGAAGGCTTTCGGATTCGGAGAGGCTGTGGAAATCGCGATCGTGAGCGCGATGAGCGAACTGGGCGACGCAGAGTCACTCAACAACCAAGGAGTTGAATACCATGAAAGTAGCTGAACTGATCCGGTTGCTGGAGCGGATGGACGAGGGAGCGGACGTCATGGTGGCGTACCAGCCTTCTTGGCCGCTCCAAGAGAAGCTTTCCGATGTGGTGGAGTATCGGGAGGGAGAGGATGACGAGGATGACCGCTATGATGACGAAGGGGAACCGGTGGTATACCTGGTGGCCGGGGGGCAGAGCGCTGCACGCGGCCCATACGCGCCCAGAGGAGTGTTCGAACGATGAGCCGCTTCAGCTTCGATACCACTGCTGAGGACGCAGAATGGATCCGGAGGGGGAGGGCCACAGTCCGCTCCTTCCCCACGAAGGAGGGAGCGGAGAAGTTTTCGGATGGGATTTCTGCCCACGGAATCCCATCTAGGGTCAACGATTGGGTCCACAGTGGGGTAAGGAGGTGGGTGGTGTGTGTGGATCCAGCCCTACTGTGTCTAGCGTTGCAAATCGCCCAAAGGGAACGTCTCTGATGGGTGGGCTGAGAGGATGTGTGGCGCTGGTGTACGGGTACGTGGCCGTGGCGCTGTTGCTGATGGGCCTGTGGAGAGTGGAGCCGCTGCTGATGTGGGCGGTGATCTCGTGGGCGGTGAGCGCTTACCTGCTGCGATGGGACAAGGAGGAGGAGGGGTGGTGATCCTCGGGTGTGGGCCGAGATTGCAAAACTCCATGGATTCCGTTTTAGTGCTCTAAATGGTGATCTAACGAATGATTGGTCGTCACCTGGGTACTCGGACACCTGCATGATGATCATGATAATGGTGGTAGGTCTGGGCTTTTTCGGTGGGTCTTGCGCGTAGGTGATCGTGAGTATAACGTTCTCCTCTCGGGATCGTGAGACGGGAATGAAGGGAAAAGGAGCTAGGCTGATGATGACGACGATGGAGAAGAAGGAGCGCGAGCGGCTGATCGTTGCGGCGAAGGAGCGGGTGAAGGAATACCCACAGTACCTCGGGCACTTTGACGGGTACATCCTGATCCGGATCAAGAAGGATGTGCGGACGAAGATGGGGCTTGCCTTCCGGAAGGGAGAGTTGGCGATTGCGAAGCCGGTGGGGGTGGAGATTCTGGGGAGGAGGAAGGGGCTGGATCAGTGGGCCACCGCCTTCTCCATCTCTAACGGGGTGGATACGTCCATCAGCGCTCGGGCGGTGGACTGGATGGGGAATGAGCCGAAATTCACTGTGGAGCTACACTGATGATGAAGCGCTTCTCCGAGGGGAATTTCCGGGATGGAGAGGGAGTGTACTGGGTGGGGGCGGTGATGGAGTGGGAGCGCTCCCGCATCCACGTTCCCTACGTCAGCCGGGATGCGGGAGCGCTCCGGGAGGCTCTGGAGAGGGGAGACGAGGGAGAGGTGGAGCGGCTGAGATTCAGAACCTTTCGCGCGGAGCGATGATGATGAAGATGAAGATTGTGGCCTATGAGTTTGACTTTACGCTGTACTGCCTCCCCTGCTACTCGGAGTTCACGGAGGAGGAGGTAAAGGGAGCGGTGGAGGCTGGGTGCATGCTGATCGGGATCTCGGAGGAGAAGGCGCGAGGAGCGGAGTGCGAGAATTGCGGGCTGACGTTCGGTGGCTAAGACGCTGCGGCACCCGGAAGCTTTCCGGAAGGGGAGAGGAGGGGAGAAGATCGTATCACCGATCTTCTCCCCTGACTTCATCATCACCTTCACTGCTGCAGGGAAGCCGAGGAGTAGCAACGGTGCTGAAGCATGGACGAGGAGAGGCAAGAGGTTTGCGAAGCGCACGACCAGCCGGAAGCGAAGAAAGTGGGTTTTGACGGAAATGGGCTAAAAATCACTTCTAGCACGTGATTGGTCGTCACCTGGGTACTCGGACACCTGCATCCCAATCATGATAATGGTGGTAACTCTGGGCTTTTTTGACCCACTTGCGCCCCTTATGATAGGGCATTAGCTTCCTCTTTCGGTTCGGTGACGGTGGACGAGAAATGGAGAAATGGGACGATGAAAAAGCTGATCGAGAAGGGTGGAGTGACGGTAAGGATCGTGCAGCGCTTCGGAGGATTCGAGGTGGAGCATGAGGGTCAGGTCCTCCGCCACCTCCCTGGGTATGGGACGAAAGTGGAGAAGGCTGCCGTACGCTCGGCCCACTACTATGCCGCGCGGCTCCTCGCCGCTCGGGAGGAGGGATGATGATGAGGGAGATTCCGGTGGGTCCGAAATGGACCATGGAGAAGGTGCGGGAGGCAATCCGCACCCGTACGGTTCTAGTCACCTCGGAGGGGCACATCTCCTATCGGGGCGCATGGGAGAGGGGAGAGTTCACCGGGAGGCTTCGCTATCTCCTCAAGAAGGGGGAGGCAACGATCTGCCCCTCCACCCGATACGTTCAGCTCCCGAAGAAGGAGGGATCATGAGCTTTGTACCTTCGGTTCAGCAACAGGCGGCATTCGACTGGGTGGAGAAGGGGAGGGGGAATGCGATCCTGGAGGCAGTGGCGGGAGCCGGAAAGACCACGACGCTGGTGAAGATCTGCGCCTTGATCTCGGAAGGGAACCCGCGTGCCTCGGTGGCGTTCGCAGCGTACAACAAGAAGATTGCCGATGAAATCGGAGCGAAGCTTTCCGGGAGCGGGGTGGATACGAAGAAGGTGCGCGCGGCGACGTTCCATAGCTTCGGGTTCTCCGCGTGGAGGTACGTGGCGAAGGGAGTCAAGGTGGAGGAGAAGAAGATGGATGCGGTGGTGGTGGACCTGGAGGTGCCGGAGGAGCTGAGGGAGTTCACGAAGGCGCTCGTGTCGCTCGCGAAGCAACGCGCTGTGGGTGTGCTGAGCCGGATGGACGATCTGGAGGTGTGGTACTCTATCGTGGATCATTTTGATATGGAGGAGTCACTGGAGAACCCCACCGCTGAGACGGTACGGGAGGCTGTGCGATGGGGATGGAAGGCGCTCCGGGAGAGTATCCGAAGGAATCGGGATGTGATCGATTTCGATGATATGATCTATGCGCCCCTGATCCATAACGTCCGGATGTGGCAGAATGACTGGGTCCTCGTGGACGAAGCTCAGGATACCAACCCTGCCCGAAGGGCACTAGCCAAGAAGATGCTGAAGCCGGGAGGGAGGCTGATCGCTGTGGGTGACCCCCATCAGGCTATCTACGGATTCACCGGAGCCGATAACGATGCGCTGGACGTGATCGCGAGGGAGTTTGCCTGCGCTAGGCTACCGCTGACGGTGACGTACCGCTGCCCCAAGGCGGTGGTGGAGCACGCGCGGCTCCTCGTCAGTCACATCTCGGCTCATGAGAGCGCTCCGGAGGGGGCGGTGGAGGGGATGGCGGAGGGAGAGTTCATGAAGATCGTACCGGGAGCGGCGGATGCGATCCTGTGCCGGAATACGAAGCCTCTGGTACAGCTGGCCTTCTCCCTCATCCGGAGGAGAATAGCTTGCCATGTGGAGGGACGGGAAATCGGAGCGGGGCTGATGGCGTTGGCGACGAAGTGGAAGAAGGTGCGGACTGTGGGAGAGCTGAGGGACCGGCTGGACGTTTATCTCTCCCTTCAGACGGAGAAGCTTATGGCGAAGGGGCAGGAAGTGAAGGCTGATGCGCTCCGGGACAAGGTGGAGACGCTGCTGGTGCTGATGGAGGGGATGGAGGATGACGCGGCGGTGATGGAGCTGAAGAAGGTGATCGATGGGATGTTCAGTGACACTCCTGATGGAGCGGCTCCGAAGAACCTGACCCTATCTACGGTCCATAAATCGAAGGGACGGGAGTGGGGTGTGGTGTACCTCCTCGGGAGGAACAAGTTCATGCCTTCTCCATACGCTCGGCAGGATTGGCAGGTGGAGCAGGAGCGGAACCTGGAGTATGTGGCGATCACCCGCGCGATGGAGCGGCTGGTGGAGGTATCGGTGGCGTAGGGAGGGAGATTCCCCCACCGCTCCGATGTATTTTTTGGCCAGCTAGGTGGGTGCAGGGAGCGTGATTGGGCCAGGGTGTGGATAGGGGGATGGGTCAAAATGATCACTGGGGAGAGGTCAAATGTACCAGGAAATTTGGGACTATGTGAACGCGAGGATTCGCGAGGAGGAGAGGTGTAGGGGCAGGTACCTACTCGCTGCGCTGGAGGAGGAGGAGCTGAAGAGGAGAAGGATGGAGCGGGTGAAGGTTCATCTCCGGAGCCGAGTGGAGGAGTGGGAGTGGTCCGGCTGCACCCGGAATACGAAGGGAAGGAGCGGGAGGTGCTGAAGATCCGGCTCCGGAGAGTGTGGATGGAGGGAGGTAGGTGGTGGATTTGCATAGAGTGACGGAAATGGTGATCTAGCATGTGATTGGTCGTCACCTGGGTACTCGGACACGCATGCAATGATCATGATAATGGTGGTAGAACTGGGGTTTTTTATGGGTCTTGCGGGGAGGTGATCGCGAGTTTAGATTTGACGTTCGGTTCGGTGACGGCGACGAAGAAATGGAGAAATGGCGATGACGAAGAAGAATGCAAACCGAGGGGCGAACGCGCGAGGCGGTCAGGGATCGAAGTGGATCTCCAAGGCAGCTCGGCTGGCGCTCTATATTCGAGACGGGTTCGCGTGCGCGTACTGCGGGCGTGATCTCCGGGAGGCTCCCGCGCGGGAGGTAACGCTGGATCATCTTGACCCACGGGTGAGCGTCCTTTGCCCGAGGGAGAGGAGGAACCCGGCGAGGCTCGTGACGGCTTGTCTCCGCTGCAACTCCTCCCGGAAGGATAGGCCGTGGACGGAGTTTGCTACGGGAGGAGCGGTGGACCGGATTCGGCGTCAGGTCCGGAGGAAGCTGAACCTGGATTTGGCGCGTTCGATTTTGAATGGGACGGCGGGTAACCCTGACGCGGAGGCAAGGTGATGATGCTGAGGATCAGGACCACAGCGGCTGGAAACTACGTTCTGGAGGCACGTTCCTCGGATCGGAGGCGGTGGGCGAGGATCGGCGGGTTCATTTACACTACTCGCGAGGCGGCTGAGAAGGCGCTGCGCGAGGCAAAGGAGAGGATCGGATGATGACGAGCGGACGAATGGGCGGGCTGGACGAGGAGTTTGCCCGCTGGACGACTCGGGTGGAGGAGCTATTCGGTGGGCGGCTCCCTCCCGGTTTTGATGATGACGGGTGCTATGATGGCGGCTTGACTCCGGAGGAGGCGGTGGAGGAGTGGAAGGCGTTGTCGGCTCCTCGGAAGGAGATTGCGCGCGTGGAGATGGACGACGAGGGGGAGGTGGAGAGGTTGTTGTTTGCTCTTGATGATGCAGCGGAGCGCTTTCGGGATTCGGAGATGCTGCTGATGCCGGACGAGGATCTGACGCCGTTGTTCGGAGCGGAGTGGAAGCTGTGCGGGGTGATCTTCTACACTCGGAAGGCTGTGAGAGTGTACCTGAAGCTACTTGAGGAGGAGGGAAGGGGCGATGATTGAAATTGGAGAGAAGGTGCGTAGTGTCCACACTGGGGATCTGGGCGTAGTGGTGGGAGGAGGAGTGGAGAAGGAGGGGATGGGGGAGAGGGTGTGGAGGGTGAAGTTTCCTTGGCTCGGAGGAGCTACAATGAACGTTCGGGAAAGCTACCTGTCGGTGGGCGTTCGGGAGGAGGAGCCGTCATGAAGGGTGAGGTATGGGTGGAGGTGGTGTACGTGCTGAAGGTGTGGTATGGTGATGACCCTGCTCCTTCGGAGGAGGAGTTTTTGGAGCGTGACCGGGAGAAGGCGCTGAAGCTGGGAATGGCGGAAGCGAGGAAGAAGGGGAGGAAGGTGAAGCTCGTGAAGGAGCGGGTGGAGCGGAAGATCGTGGAGGAGATGGAGCTGTAGTTTCTGCTCCTTCGGTGCGGCCCCGGCTCGGGTGAGCTTGGGGCCGCTTTCTTATGGGTGGAGGTGATCGTAGGGCATGTGATTGAAAGTCAGATGATCGTGCGTTAGAGGTGGGAATTGCAATTATTAGGTCCTATTGGGTCATGCAGAGTTCCAATAGGTTGTTCTAGGGGTGGGAGTTAGCTGTGGTGAAAGCACACTGCCGCTATTACGCGTACGCGCGACCCTGGGTAAAAAACGATTGGGAGAAAACGACCAGACCTAATAGGGTTGACCTAATAGCCAGGGTAAGTATGGTCTAGGGAACAAGTTAGCTGGCTATTGGGTGGTTATTGGACGGCTGTGACCTAATAGGGTTTAGGCCGAAGGAACACCGAAGCTTTGGCCTAGATGCTTGGGCGGGAGGAGATCAGAAAATAAAAAAAAATTTTTTTTGTGTAGCGCGCGTATATACGCGCGTTGGCACGCTTTTTCGGGTGTCGTAAACTGGGTCCCGGTAACAGTCTATTGGAAGTCGAGTGTGACCTAATAGGCTCCAATAGGTGCAATAGCTTGCCGGTTTTCCCAGCGGGAGCTATCCTTTACAACAAGGCTTTTGCAAATTTTCTGAAGAGGAGGTGATAATGGCCGCTGGGAAAAGCGCTCTGACGGACGCTACAAACAAGCATCTTTCCGCTAAAATCTACTCGGGTGAGCCCAGTGAACTGGCGCCAGTGGAGGTGATGCCGAGCGGGAGGGAAGCTGATGAAGAAGTGGAAATCCAAGGCGTAGCCACACCTATGCTGGGTGCGAACGTGCCTGACGCTGTGATGCTGCTGTCGCATCGTGAACTTATGGAGGAATTTGGCCTCAACAATACTGAAGCTCTTTTTGTTGGGTTCTACGTGGCGAATCCGACCAACGCGGCCAAGGCTGCTGTGGCTGCAGGGTACAAGCCCACCAACCGCTATTCGATCTCCAGTGAGCTCATCAAGAAGCCTAGCGTAGCAGCAGCAATAGCTCACGAGATGAATAAACTCCAAGAGCGGACGAGGATCACTGCAGATCGGGTTCTTCATGAGCTCGCAATCATTGGGTTCAGCAACATCAATGATTTTGTGGTGGACGAGGAAGGAAATCTGACGCTGCGCCCAGGCGTACCAGAGTACATGCTGCGGGCAGTGCAATCAGTGAAGAGGAAGATCACCAAGAAGCGCGAGAAGGAGGGGTGGGTCACCTACATCGAGCTAGAGATCAAGCTTTGGGGCAAGATGGAGGCTCTCCACCTAGCAGGCAAGCACCTGGGGCTCCTGAACGACAAGGTAAACGTCAACGTCTCTGGGAACGTCACCCACCAGCACGAACAGGTATGGGAGTTTGGCGGACGAAAGATCGTATTCCGTTGAGCGGATTCCCTACTAGGATTTGATTTGCCCAATGATGCACAATGCAGCACAATGATCTTTCGCGCGAGGGGATAGGCTATGGGCGGGAACCAATCACAGCGTAGGCAATGATTTCGACAGTGAGATCCGCCACGGATCGTTCGGTGGTGCTGCTCCTCCTCCTCCTCCTCGGCTCTTCATCATCATACCTCCTCGCAACAGCAGCAGGGGTCAGCAGCATGAGGAGGAGGTATGATGATGAAGAGCCGAGGAGGAGGTATGATGATGAAGAGCGGGAGGAGGAGAGACATGATGGCGAGGAGGAGCCGGTGGAGGAGCGGCTGTGTGCCACAAGCGCTTGTGTGGTGTGACTGCATCACGGATGGGGCGCACCACTCTCGGTGTGATGCATGATTTCCCAAAATGAAAGCCCAAAATATCACTCCCACTTTTATTTTGCACCAATTTCCCCAAAACTACGTCCAATATCACCTTAGGCAATGAACCAACCAGATCCAGTCTTTGTAGCAACGCCCAAACAGGTCGAGCTTATGGACACTGTGCTGGATGGCCGTTTCACCTACATTGGTATGGGCGGGGGCATCCGAGGCACAAAGACGTTTGGGATGCTATCTGTGCTCGTTGTGCTATGCAAATTGTTCCCGCGCTCGCGTTGGGCGATAGTGAGAACTGATCTGCCCACATTGAGACGGAACGTTGTGCCCTCAATGAATAAGCTGAGAATGATGGGCCTTCAGGATCAGGTCAGCGTTCTCAACCAAAGCACTTGGACATACACCTTTACCAATGGCTCGGAGATAATTCTGTTCCCCGAGAGTTTCTCACAAGATCCCGAGCTTGAACGTTGGAAAGGATTGGAGGTGAATGGGTTTCTGCTGGAGGAGGGCAGTGAAATCCAGGAATCCTCCGCGTACAAAGCCATTGAGCGAGCGGGCAGTTGGATCATCCCAGCAACCCCAGAAGATCCCAAGCCCCAACAGCCGCCGCCATTCGTTTTTGCTACTTTCAACCCAACGCCCAATTGGCCGCGACGGTGGTTCTGGGACCCGTACAAGGCGGGCACCCTCAAACCACCCTTTGCCTTCATCCCAGCCACAGCCGCCGACAACCCATTCATCCCGGACGCTGTCAAGGAGTCATGGAAAAACCTGCCCGAGGAGGAGTACAAGCGCTTCATCCAGGGAGAGTGGGATTTCATTGATGACCCGGACCAGCTGATAAAGGCCGAGTGGGTGTGGGCTGCGCGGGAAGTTGAACCTATCCAGGGACGGCCACCACGACTGGGCGTAGATGTGGCTCGGTTTGGGGATGACGACAGCAAGATTGCGCGCATGGATGGGAATGCACTTCTTCGGCTAACCACCCACCGTCACATCAGCACCGACCGCCTCGCGGATTTCGTAGCCATTGAGGCCAATGATCCAGCCCAGCCCGTCGAGGATCACAACATACGGGTTGACGTCGTTGGGCTAGGGGCTGGCACGGTTGATACGTTGAAGCGGAACGGGTTCAATGTAACCGAGGTAAAGAGCGGAGACAAGCCTGTCCCCAGAAAGGATAGCTTCTTCACCTTCAAGAACCTCCGGTCACAGATGTGGTGGGAGCTACGCGAGAAATTCCGCACGCGCCAAATCTCCCTTCCCGAGGACATACCCGAGGGCCTCATCACAGACCTCACCAACATTCGCTATACCATCTCCTCCGACAAGGTTATCAAGGTGGAGGCCAAGGACGAGATCAAGAAGCGCATTGGTCGCTCCACGGACGATGGGGATGCACTGGTGTACGCTGACTTTGACTTCCCTCCTCCACCGAGAAAGCCACGCTTCCCCGGAACCTTTGTGAACAGGTTTTACAATGGCTGAGAAAAGAATCGTCCGCGCTGGCGACCCCGGAGCCCACGAGTTTGTGGCCCTGGACCCGAGGGGCAATGAGGTCCCCAATGTGGTGTCGTTCAACTTGGAAGATGGGTCGTATGAGAAGCTGGACCTGGTCTCATACAGGGCCTCCCCTCCCCAATCCGATATGGATGAATTTGTCCAAAGCTTCCATCCGGATGGAACATGGTTGTATCACTTCCACACACGGGAGCGTTACAATGGTTGATGTGCCCCCTGGACATACGCTGGTGTACGGGTATGTCGAGCGCCACAACATCCGCTCTCGACAACGAGGTGGGCTGTACCTCCCTGCTATCCAGGAGCACATTGACCGGATCAATAAATGCTCCGCTCGTGGCCAACCTGCCGAAGCCCCATGGGGGCACTGGGAAGGCGAGTTGTTCGTGTTGGAGGATGGCCACCACAGGTTTGCGGCGCTATGGATTCTCGGTTTCGACCACATACTGGTCCGCTGGCTCTCACAAGAATAAGGATGCAACATGGCCACACCATTCGATGCCCTTGGGCTCAAGAAGGCCAACGAGATTGTAAACCGTGGGTTGACCCCGCTGATCAAGACCAACCGCCTGTTCATGGAGGGGGATCACTTCCAAGGGGGCAACGGTTGGATGGGGCCCACCCCTCACCCTGGGGAGCCTGGGGGCGCTCGCGCTATGATGTTGATTGAGCGTGGGTTTGTGTCGAAGAATGTGATTGCTGAGATCACCGAGCGGCACAGCAGCGGCGTGGTGGGGCGGGAGCCGGCATGGGGAATGGCTTGGAAGGAGCCGCCGCCACCCCTGCCCATGAGTGCCACAGCCGAGGAACGGGCCACTTGGGAGGCCCAAGACAAGGAGCGCACTGAGGTGGAGGAGTGGCTGACCGAATGGGTAGACAGCCGGGGTGCCCACGAGCTTATCCAGCAGGTTGTGACCGATCTGTTATGGTCTGGGCGAAGTGCCCTCCGGTTGTATATACCGAGTGGGTACCTGAAGGAGAAGGATGGTGAAACTTTCGCGGAAGCGCCAGACATCCCAAGCGCCCTGGAAATGATCTGGCCGGACCATCCCAAGATTGAGAATGCCCGGATCTTTGAGGACCCGGACACCAAGCGCCGAGTATCCATATTTATTTATACCAAGTATGATGACCCCGTGTCCCAGAAAGGTGGCCGCACCTATGCGGAGTTGACCTACTTGGACGAGGACAGAAACGAAACCATCGTTCGGACCATCTCCAACCACACCAACACCAGCTACCCGATCCCGATGGGTGGGAGGCTGTTGATGCACGAGATGGAGCGCCCAATGCTGGTCTCAACCCAGATCCAGCAAGCCCAGCGAGCGCTCAACCTCGCATTGTCGAATATCCCGAGGACTGTGGTGACGGCTGGGTATCTGAGGGAAACTCTCCTGAACGCTCAAATGCCCGGTGATTGGGTCGATGAGAACGGGAACCCAACCAATCCAGATGAAAACCCAGCCGCCACCTTCCGTCCAGCACCCTACGTCACCGGACCCAACCACTCCAACTTCGTACA